GATATTTTTTCAAGAAAAGTTCATTTTCTCTTTGTTTACGGGGCTTCGCAAAGGTCTAATTATTGTAGTTTATGAGGCTGTTTATTTATCGGAGGGGCTGAACCCCCTGTTTGCGGGGGCTCACACGTTTTTTAAAGTGTCTTTGAAGACACGAAAGCGGGGCTGTAGTTATTGACTATTGTATTGACTATTGTATTGACTATTGTATTGACTATTGTAGCGGGGCTGTAGCTGTAGCGGAGCGGAGCGGTGGCTGTAGCCTGTAGCCTGTAGTTGTAGCTGTAGCGGGGCTGTAGCTGTAGCCTGTAGCGGGGCTGTAGCCTGTAGCCTGTAGGTAAAAGCCAAAAAAATCCGAGACTTTTTTTGAAAACAGACCCCCCCCTGCGTTTTAAAATCCGACTTTCCTGCGAGGGGTCGGCTCGCCAAACCACTGTATTACCCAAACACTATAAATATCTAATAATAAAAAAAACTATCTTTGTGAAGAACTTTTAAAAACAACAAGATGAAAGGACATTTAAATTTAAAGAACAGTATTTACCAACAGAAGAGCTCAGGTTCATTTGATGGTCTTACTGTAAAGGATGGTATGTTAATTAACAACCGACCTAATGGCATTACAGGTATTGCACAAGCGGCTCAAATTAGAAAGTCTATTAGGACTGCTGAGAAGGTTTCTATTATAGCAAGAGGTAATGCTATGGGAGAAATGATGGAAGATGATTGCGGTATGTAGCCAAAAATCACTTAACAAAATTGCGAGGTTTTACAAGAATCTCGCTTTTTTTTTATTAATCGACATAATCGGTTATATTTTATGTTGTTTTTGCGACAATTTAATTTTTATAACTAATTGATTATTAACTCTTTATTCTTTCAATGTCGATAATGTCGAAAAGAAGTAAGTTTTATAGTCAAAAAAAATAGTAGTAGTATAGTATTTTCTAAGAGAGAGTAGGGAAAACTCAAAATCGACATTCCAACACGATGACATATTCAAACGAACCCAAAAATAACAACACCAATATTATAATTGCTATAGTTTTGTACATAATTATTGTTTTGCTAACGCATATTTTTTCAAAAGCGGTATTAATTAACTTTTATTGTACTATATTTGCACATAACAATTAAAAATCAAATCAAATGTTAGAAAATCAAGGTTATTCCCCTAAAGATTTGTGTTTTGGAGACACAGGAAGGAAGAAATTAGTAAGTGGCGTTGTAAAAATGTCAAAAGCTGTAAAAAGTACATTAGGTCCGGGAGGTAATCCTGTGCTTATTGAGAGTCCAAACCACACACACGGTATAACTGTTACCAAAGATGGTGTAACTGTTGCCAAATCAATTGATTTATTGGACCCATCTGAGAACCTTGCGGTTAAGATGATGAAAGAGGCTGCCGAGAGGACTGCTACTGCAGCAGGAGATGGCACTACAACTGCTATTGTACTTACTGAGGGATTAGTACTAGGAGGACTTGAGTTTATTACCCCTACTTTGAACCGAACCGAGGTCTTGAGGAACTTGGTGGACATTAGCGACAAGGTGGTGGATAAGTTAAGAAGACGTAGCAAGAGAGTTACAAGTTCAATGTTGGTTGATGTGGCGAGTATCTCTGCAAACAACGATAGAGAGATTGGGAGGATTATTGCTGAGGTATATAAAGATGTGGGGAAGACAGGTATCGTTACGGTTGAGAAGAGTCAAAGTGATGAGACCTATGCTGAAACTACATTAGGTTTGAAATTTGACAGAGGCTACTTGAGTCCTATGTTCATCAATGACCAAAAGAAAGATGAATGTGTCTTTGAAGACACTTTAGTGTTAGTTGCCGATATGGAGATTACAAACATTCTTAGTATTGAGAACATTCTTAAACCAATTGTTAGTGCAGGTCAGAAACTTTTAATTATCTCTCCTTGTGGTCAGAACTTGATTAATAGTTTAGCGGCAAATGTTGTCAAAGGACATATCAAGGTATGTGCGGTAGCGCCTCCAAGTTTTGGGTACAAGCAGCACGAGTTGATGCACGATATTGCTATCAGTGTTGGAGCTACATATTTCAGTGAGAAGACCGGGGATGACCTAAGTATTATCAATTATGGAGACCTTGGGCACGCTGCAAAAGTTATTGTTAGCAAAGACAAGACTGTTATTATCAAGTCAGACGTTAAATTAGACCAAAAAGTTATTGAAGAACGTGTTGCTCAGCTATGGGATTCTCATAAAATAGCAACTAAAAAGAATGATAAAGAGTTTATTTTGGAGCGTATTGCTTCATTAACAGGCGGAATTGGGGTTATTTTTGTAGGTGGACAAACAGATTTAGAGCAAAAAGAATTGTATGACAGGGTTGATGATGCTGTTTGTGCGGTACGTTCTGCTCTTGAAGAAGGTATATTACCCGGTGCAGGAAAGGCTTTACTTGAAGAGAGTGCTGCATTGTTTACAGATGCAGACAAAAGCGAGGAGTATAATGCGGCATTAAGGATTTTAAAATCAGCTCTTATGGCTCCGTTTTTACAGATACTTTCAAATGCAGGTTTAAAAGCAGAGGACATTTATAAAGATGGTATTGCTGAAGGGCAAGGTTATAATCTGAAAACAAGAGAGTTTGGAGACTTGATTAAGATGGGGGTAATTGACCCGCTTAAAGTAACACGTTCAGCATTGCAAAACGCAGTGAGTGTAGCTGTAACAATCTTGAGTACTAATGCTATAATTACGTTAGCTCGTAGCTATGAACAATCAAATGATTAGGGGAATCGACTTTATTACTATTGAGGTACACGGATTGAATCAATCTCGTATGGCAAGTTTGGAAGATTGTCAGGACTTATTAGATGAAAATCCAATACTCAGTAATTTTAAAACTGAGGTATTGAATCATACAAGAGAAACCGGATATTTAGATGTGGCATTATACCCTAAAAATGGGGATAAAAAAAAGTTTATAGAAGATATTAAAAAATTTGGACTATGACCTTACTTGAAAAAATATTAGATGAATACCCGGAAGAGGGGTTCTTGAAAGCCGATGGGTTAGACGATGCTCTTATTGGAGTTTGGTCATAAGGAAGACTTGTATATTCGGTTGATAAAGTCATCGAGATACTGATGAAGGATATGACCGAGCAAGAAGCTATTGAGTTCTACGAGTTCAATATTGAATGTGCATACGTTGGGGAGCGAACACCTATCTTTATTAAACTAATAAATTAAATCAAAATGGCAGAAAAAACATTTATCGAAAGATTAGAAGAAGAAGAGTTAGAATTGAATTTCAAAGTAAATAAATTGAGGGATTTTATTGAAAATAATCCTGCGTATGATACTGTAGGAGATGTTCAAAGTGTATTATTAAATGCTCAGCTTAATGCAATGAAATCATATCTAAGCATATTGCAAGATAGGATTATAAATTTATTGCCTAAAAAATAAAATTATGAAACCAATCGGAAAATATATTGTCATCAAGACTATTGATGAGGAATTAAAAACAGAGTCAGGGTTATTCCTATCAGGAGAGGATATGAATCAAATGCGTTACAAACGTGGTATAGTAGTAGAAAGCGGTACTGATGTTCCACATATCAAGAAAGATGATGACATCTACTACGATAAAGCCCACGGATTTACGATGCTAATTGATGAGAAACAATATACGATTATTACTGAGAGGGATGTCGTTGTTGTTTTATAACTTTATTCATTTCAGTAATCATATCACGATAAACTTTGTTTGAGTAAGACACGTTTCTTTGAAACATTTTATTGTGAGTTTCACTAACGGGGATTTCTTCCCCGTTTAGTTTTCTATATATCGACTGAATCATTCGGCTTGCTTTGATTGATAATTGATAAATAGCTCTTCTACCCCCCGGGGTCATTGGACTTCTAAATACTTGAATCCAACCATCTTTTCTTAGCCTTTCAAATCTTTGTTTATCCCACCCGAGTAGGATGTCAAATTCTTCAAACTTATCTCTATCAAAGTACTTCTCAGAATATAAGAACAAAAGCATATCCAAGTCAGCTTGAGTTAGTTCGTATTTTATTTTTACGAATTGGCGAATGACTCTCCAATATTTTAAGTAATCATCTTGATTTGATTTCATTTAATTTTTTTTTTATACATTTGTACAAAGTTATTAATTTAAAATATATAAAGATGAGAGGACTTAATATTAAAAATCAAAGTAAAAAAAATAAAAAAGAATTAAGTCAGCAAGAACAGAATATTTTAGATGCAACTAAAATGAAAAATATGAGTCCTGTATTTAAAAATTCTAGTTCAGGAAGAGACACTCCGTTAGCTCCTACCCCGGAACCTCAACCTGTTAGTTCAGGAATGCAAGCTGCACCTCAAAGGGTTGCAACTAAGTATGAGCAAACTGCAAATAATGCTATACAGCAAATTGATATTATGGCTCAAATAAAAACTGCTAAGAAAGCACAAGCGGCACAACCTCAAGGTCCACCTCAACAATAGAAATTATGGAAAAAAATGTAAAGGTTACTGATGTAGGAACTGCATTAGCTGATATTCAAAGAAGAGCGGATGCAAGGAGAAAAATTGTTGACCAAGGTCAAAAAAAACTTAATGATGCTCGAAGAGTTGTAAAGGAAAGAGGTCGTACTCAAACGGGTTCCGGTAAACTTCAAGGATTAGCAAGTTTGAAAAACACTTTGGGAACTCAGTATTTAAAAGAAAAATTAACATAAACACTAAATTAAAATGGCAAAAGCAACACCAAAATTACCTGCATCATCAAGAATGAAGATGCCAATGGCAGCAGATAAACCTGCTATCAAAAATGCATTAAAAGGACCTTCCAAAGCGGCAGGAGTGAAATCAGTGAAAACTGCAATCAAAAAGAAATAATGGCTAAAGAAAAAGACACTCCGAATTTACCGGGTTCATCTCGTATGCAGATGCCAAGCACCGGTGGAAATGGAACTAACGGGCTAATTGAAGAGCACGGTGGTATGGCTAAAAAAAGCTCAGGAGCAACTCGTAAAGTTACAGTTGCTGCAGGTGGAAAAGGAATGAAAGGAACTAATCCTTATTGTTAATTTTAAAAACCAATAAAATGGCAAAGCAAGTAAAAAATGGCTTGAAAGAAACTGCAAAAGCAGTTATTGAAAAAGCTCCTGTAGTAAAAGAAGCTACTATTGAAGTAGTTGTTGAAAAAGAAATAAGTTCTCCGGGGCATTCCTCAAGAGCTTTTAGATAGTAAATTGTGGCTGACAAGTCTAAAATGCAATGTAATCGTCCTGTTCCATCCGATAGACCGGGGAAGAAAAAGATGGTAAAAGCCTGTTCTAATGGGGAGGAAAAACTCCTCCACTTTGGGGCTAAGGGTTATGGTAACAACTATAGCCCTGTTGCACGCAAGAGCTTTAAAGCAAGACATAGTTGCGATACTGCTACTGATAAACTAACTCCTCGTTATTGGGCTTGTAAAAATTTATGGGCAGGAGCAGGAGGCTCTACAACACCTAATCCTAAAAACCGTAAAGGAAAGTACTAATGAAAAAAGTAATTGAAAAAGCAAAAAAATACGAGTCTAAAAAATCATTAGATGGTAAAATGAAATTTTTAAAAGGGAATGTTGGAACCCATACAATGCCTAACGGTAAAGTTATGAAAGGGACCACTCATAAAAATAAAAAAAATTAATATCTTTACAAAATGGAATCACAAGGACTTGGAGACACGGTAGAGAAAATTACTGCAGCTACAGGAATAAAAAAAGTAGTTGAGATAATTTCAAAAGCTACAGGAAAGGATTGTGGATGCGGTGGAAGAAAAGCTGCATTAAATAATCCAACTTTATTGATTAACAAAACATTTTATAAAATAAATAAAAACTAAAAATGGGATATCAAAAATTACAGGCTCAAAGAGCCTCGGCAGTAGTGCCATCAGACACGGTTAATATACCATCTGTTAGTAATTCTACAAATGAAGAGTCTTGTGTTCTTTATGTGGGTACAGGAGGAAATTTAAGAGTTCTTACAAGTGGAGACGATAATGTTACATTTATAAACATACAAGGAGGTTCTTTTTTACCTATTCAGGTAGTAAGAGTTTTTTCTACAGGAACAACTGCGTCTAACATTTTAGCACTTTGGTAATATGCAAATATCTATAGGAATATATATCGGCTCAAAATAACTATATAAAATGGCAAAAGTTAAAACACAAGAAAATAGTTATGTTCAAAAAGGTAAAAAGTCAGGAGTTGCTTCAAAGACTAAAACGAGTACATTAAAATCAAGTAAAAATTACGTGAAGGCGTATAAAGGACAAGGCAGATAATGAAATATATAAACTACGCAATATCATCTTTAGTTCTTTTGTTTGTTCCAATATACGGTCTATTAATAGCTGTTGGAGCCGCAATAATTCTTGATACATTTACAGGAATTTTTAAAAGTATAAAGTTAGGTGGAATTAAAACTATAAGAAGCAGGACGTTATCAAATATAATATCAAAAATGACATTATATGAAATATGTATTCTATTTCTTTTTACAATAGATACATTTGTTTTAAATGAATTTATAAAATCTTGGTTTGGGTTTGAGTTTATGTTTACTAAAATATGTGCGATACTTTTAATTTTTGTAGAATTAGTTTCTATAAAAGAAAATATAGAAGAAACATTTAAAATTGATATTTGGAAATTACTTAAAGAAGTATTTTCCCGAGCAAAAGAGGTAAGGGCTGATATTGATAAAATTATATAATGGATAAAATAACACTAGACAGGATTAAGGAGGCGCATCCAAGAATCAGGGAGAGTTTAAGACAACAGTATATTGAAGCTAATAATTTACTAGGCAATGGAAGCAGGCTACGTTTTTCATACGTTTATAGAAGCCACGAATTACAAGATAGGCTATTCAATCAAAGACCAAAAATTACTAACGCAAGAGGAGGTCAATCAATCCATAATTACGGGTTGGCATTTGATATTGTTATTTTATATGACAACGATAAAAACGGAACTTTTGAAACTGCTTCTTGGGATATGATTAAAGATTATGACAAAGATGGAAAAGCTGATTGGATGGAAATTGTAAACTATTTTAAATCTAAAGGTTGGATTTGGGGAGGAGATTGGAAGTCATTTAAAGATGGACCTCATTTTGAATTTAATTTTGGGTTTGATTGGAAAACTTTGAAGGCAAGAGTTGATAGAGATATTACTATTGTAGATAATGGAATCACTTATCCAAGAATATAATGAAAAAAATATTAATACTTTTATTTTTTGTACTAGCTTCTTGTGGGGCTGCAAGAAAAGTAAAAACAGAAAAAGTAGATTCAGTTGTTAAAACAGACAGCACTTCAGTAAATCAAAAAGAGACTATAAAGACTCAAGATAATAACATTAGTATTGTAACAGATACAGATGAATTAGAAATAATTCCGATTGATACTACTAAGTCTATTGAGGTTGATGGCAAGAAGTACAAAAATGTAAAGCTAAGATACAAAAAAACAAAAAAGGTCTTACTAGATACCACTAAAATAAAAGTGGCTGAAAAAGCCTTAATTAAAGTCAATGTAAAAAAAGACATAGAAGTAAAATCAAATAAAAAGGACATTGACAAAAAAGCTAATTATTCAATTTATTTGTGGTGGCTTTTAATTTTATTGTTTATTGTTTTGGGATTATATGTGTATAAAAAAATTAACAAAACATTATTTTAAATATTATGGCAATTCAAAGAAAAGATACTCCGTTAGCTCCTACTCCTGACCCAACTAAAACTTGGCAGCAAATGTCTCAACCTGAAAAAGCAGCTAAGTTGGCTGAATTAAAACAAAAGGGAGGAGTTGAAAGGGTAAAGCAATATAAAGATTCTATAAGTACAGATGGGGAAAATAGACGTGTTTTAGCTTTTCAAAAAAATGCTGCAACAAGAGGTATGACTGTAGAGCAATTAAGGAAAGCTAATAAAAAACCTGATGTAGATAAGTACGATGGCAAAGCTTGTGGCATAGGCAATGAAACTGTAGGTTGTTCAGGCTCTGAGAAAGCTAGTGCGAGAAGAGTAAAAAGAGAGTCGAAAAGATAACAATTAAAATTCATATATTTGTAAAATTAAATCAAATTAAAATGACAAGTACGCAAGCAACGCAAAACGAGTTAGCAACAATTCAAGAATTAAACTCAGATTTTAACAAAGCAAAAATGGCTATTGGAGATATTGAATTGCAAAAACAGCAAATTTTACAGCATATTGAAGAGTTAAAGATTAAATTCTCAACACACGAACAGTTATTAATTGATAAGTATGGTAAAGATTCAGTAATTAACATTCAAACAGGAGAAGTAACAATAAAATAAATTAATTATAATGGCTAAGATAAGTACATACGGAATAGACTCAACCCCTCAGTTTTCTGATAAGATAATAGGCACGAGTATAGCAGGACCTCCTGATAATAATACGGCTAATTTTACTCTTCAGTCAGTAATAGATTTATTTTTACCTGAAATAACATTACAAAAAGTAACTGAATCAGGTAACACAACTACTTTGCCAATTACTGCAAACTCATTTATAAAATCAGGAGGAACTGCTTCCCAATTCTTGAAAGCAGATGGTTCTATTGATAGCAATGTGTATGTTACGACTAATATATACAATTCAAATGGAACTTTAAGTGGAGACAGAGTAGTTACTATGGGTGCTTTTACTTTGTCATTTACTAAAGACATACTTGTAAATGGTTTAACTATAGGAGTAGGTAGTGGTAGTGGTACAGAGAATACAGCTAATGGTTTTCAAGCATTATACTCAAATACAACAGGTTTTGGTAACACAGCCAATGGTTCTGATGCATTATACTTAAATACAACAGGTTTTGGTAACACAGCCAATGGTTCTGATGCATTACGTAATAATACAACAGGTATTCTTAATACAGCAATTGGTCAAGCTGCATTACAGAACAATACAACAGGTAATACTAACACTGCAATTGGTCAAAGTTCATTACGCTCAAATACAATAGGAGGCGGTAACGTAGCAATTGGTCAGTCTTCACTTAATAATAATACTACAGGTTCAAGCAGCGTTGCAATAGGTCTAAATTCATTAGCAGAAAATACAACAGGTATTAATAATACTGCAATTGGAGCAAGTTCATTATTAAATAATACTACAGGTTCAAGTAGTATCGCAATAGGTGTAAATTCATTATTTACAAATACAACAGGTTTTTTTAATACAGCTATTGGAGTAAATTCATTGTACGAAAACACAACAGGTACTTCTAATACTGCAATTGGGTTAAATTCATTGTACGGAAACACAACAGGTACTTCTAATACAGCTATTGGTCAAAGTGCATTAGTTTCAAATACAATAGGTTCTTCTAATACAGCTATTGGGTTAAATTCATTATCTTCAAATACAACAAGTTCTGACAATACTGCAATTGGAGTAAGTTCATTGTCTTTAAATACAATAGGTGCTTCTAATACTGCAATTGGAGCAAATTCATTATTTAGCAATACAACAGGAAGCGATAACATAGCTATTGGTATTACTGCATTATCAGAAAATACTGTTGGGTTTCGTAATACGGCAGTAGGGATTAATGCGTTAGCTTCATCTACAAATCAAAGCTATCTTACCGGGGTTGGATATGGCGCATTAGCATCAAATACAATAGGAAATGAAAACACTGCAATTGGGTATCAGTCATTATTTAGTAATACTACAGCAAATCAAAACACCGCAATTGGGTATAATTCATTAGCATCAACTACTACGGGAGGATTTAATACAGG